GGAATACCAATAATATCATAAGAAATAGAAACATCCAGATCATTCGAATCATCTGGATATGTTACTAAAACGGAGCGTAGAGAAATTCTCGGTTCAAAATTTTGTAATAATGTTTTGATATTCAATTCTAACGAATATGCCATCTCAGGGGATTGTAATTCAAACATGGAATTTTCTACATCAGATCCAAGTAATGAATTAAAAAATCTCTCCCCGCTCCTTGTTCTAACTAAATTGATAACTGATTTTTTGATTGCATCAGCATCATCTATACTTAAAACATCATTAGTCACCGGATTTCTCACAAATGAGAGACTAATATCCTTAAATTTGCGAGAAATCCTAAGCATTACTCAAACTGAGGGTATGTAATATATGTATAAGACATATTTACCACTTTTTTCCATAACAAGGTTCCGTTCCATATGACCAATCATCGTAATCATCGTCATTACGGATCTTTTCATGTAGGTCTGTCTGGGTCTTCAAATCGTGTTTGGGTGCATTGTCATACATTACTTCTTTAATAACCCTTTTAGACGATTCTGGCTCGTAATCCGTGACTAATTTAGTAGTTCCCCACATCATTTTCATGTATTTTGGGTCTCTATCTACTGGTAGGTTGGACATTTTAGCTCCTGATTGTTACATCAGAACTTTTTACGGGGTTGCTATCCCGAAATGTCGTCGTTTTTAATTACTTCTAGGTCATCACCTAAGACTTCTTGCAAATATTCTTTAGTCCAATATGTATAGTAGTCAGTTTTTGCTAACTTTTTACGAATATTGCTTAGTTTTTTCTTTGATTGACACAAAATTAGATTAAATTTTTTGTTATTTGTCTTCACACCAGATATAAAAGTGTCACTTGAGCATAAATCGTCAAAAAACACGTAATATGGGTACATTTCATTGTACTTCTTAACCCATTTTTGAACGTGATCTGGTCTCCAAAAGTCTTCAACAATAAAAACGATGACATCATGACCAGGTTCGGGCACAATATCATCGATAGTAGTTTCTACAATTAAAGTTTTTGAACCAGAAGCATATGGGCAGACAGAAAATCCACCCAATTCACTCTTTGGAGTAGCCAATTCTTTGATCCACTCATGAATATACGCTTCTCTTTCAGTCATTTTAACCTGCAGCTAATGGAGAATTGGGGTTTGCTTTTGGAGTTGGTGGTTTTGAAGCTTCTTCAGCTACATTATAACCAAAAGTTTTGGTTTCTCCACCAATTACTGGTTCAGAATTAGGTGCTGATTTTGGATCTGCGTCGGCCATGGTTAATTTAGTTGTAATCTAAAAATATTTAGACTATTTTCCTTGTCCCCGATATGGTTTCCTAGCCTTATTCCGACTAGTTGCTGCATATTTGGTTCCATTGCCCATTCCTTGACGACTTTTCTTAGGTGGACCAGGAATATAAGAAAGATTTTTATTTAATCCACCTTTTGCTTTTGCTGCCATTTTTTAATTACCTCACAATTGGTTTTTTTACGCGCCTAAACAGGGTTTAAAACGCGCCTAACATAAGTTTCTAGGAGTTTAGGAGTCCTATCACAGAATACGAGTTTTCTCGTGTCCTACGCGAATCTTAGGATCACACCAGATCTCATAACCCGCTTCTTTTGCGTCAAGACAGAACGATACGTCTTCACCACACATATCTTGAACTTCACCAGAGTCAAAGACTTGCATCTTAGGAGCAAACCAAGGATACTCAAGGGACTCAAAGACACCTTTCTTGATCAGTACCCAACCAAATCCAGTGTAATCAACTGTAAATGGTTTACGACGTTTCTGCATGGTCTCACCAGTCTCGTGATTCATGACACCACCGTTGTTCTTGAAGTCATCTTCTTCCAACCAGTGTGCAACAGAAGTGGTATGACCATCTTCAGTCATGTACCAACCTGCAGCAATGTCCTTATCCATTGCAACAAGACGGTAGAACTTTTCAGTATCAAAGACAATATCATTATCGATCCAGAGTTGGTAATCATAATTCAGTTTACCATCCCAGGGGACCTGTTTGGGTCCACGGAGGACATTCGCACCAAGAACCTTGCAACGTGCAAAGTTAACCATGGAAGAATAATCCTGTGAAATTTGAATACTTGCACCACTTTGGATAAGATCAAAACAGAGTTGTACGAAAGCTTTCAAAAAGGTATAAGAACAACCACGACCAGGCAAACAGAAAACAATTGACTTACCTCTGATCAATTCTTTTGCTGCTTGCAAATCAAATTCTTCTGTACTCTTTTTAGGAGTTGGTGCATTCGCTTTAATTGTAAATCCTTTAGACATAAAAATAGAATTGCAACGTTAATATTCTACCACCACAAGTCAATTCATGCAATGGTTTCTGGGGTATTTAGAAGATTAATTTAAACACAATCTTCTTCAACTTTACAGAGTAGATCTTCAATCTCATTCCTAAGAGAATCGTTAATTACCAAAATTTTATCTGTATATAAACGATGTTTTAGACAATCAACGAGAAGATCCTTTTCTTGATAATCTAGTTTTAAATTGAGTTCCATATATGTCCCTCTTAATTTTCACTTCAAAGATTATATATGACAATTAATAATTTAAATGGTAACCGTTACATCAACACTTTGTAATGCTTTTTTAATTCTTTCATGATTGAAAATCCTTTGATAGTCTTTATCAAAGATCAATTGATCCATTCTCTCGCAATTTGCATCAAATCTAGATCTATTATCATTCCATAATTCACTCATATTTGTAGAACCATTTAATAGATGAGTATTATCATCAATTGCTTTGATCATTCTTTCAAAATGATTTTCAACTTCATCATAACTGTGATCAATAATATCGTCAAATATATCAATACTAAACAACTTCTTAATCTCACGCGCTGTACCAACCCCATTTATATAAATCGGGAAGTTCTTCGCAAAAATTGATTGAGTCTCTTTCTCAGTTAATGAAGGAACATTCTCAAAAAACATTGTACCTGTAATAATCTCAATTGCATGAGTTTCAAATACAGGTAATAAGTTATCATGATAGTTACCTACAACCCTATCATCAATCTCTGCAAAATTACCAATATCTAATAGAGTAAAATCTTTTGCTTTAAATCTCTCATATCCAGCTGCAAATTTACTCTTATACTCTTCCGCAACAGGTACAATATTTCTATATTGATCAGGACGCGCTAATAATCCATTGTTATAATTAAATGTAAAGTCTCCATTCACTGCCCAATTCTTAGATAACAAATAAGACGTTAACATCACTCTATGAACCTTCGTGTCATTGTTTAGACAAAGGTATCGATTAGATATAGAGGTTTTCTCACAATGTCTTAAATTCTCTGTTAAGTTAGTAGGTATAATTGTATCCAAATATAAATTCGGAATACTTAACTGACTCTGTAAATTTAAGTTATAATGAAAAATAATAAACTTATGATCAGGATGACGATTGCAAAAATTTGTAATACCTTCAATATCAATATTATCGTACTTATCTTGCATCAAATCCATGATGTTCAGAATAACTACTCTACTCTGAAAATCAATATTATTTAAATCATCAAAGGATTGTCCAGTACCATATGGACAGAAAAGAAACTGATAACACTCTACATCTTCTCCAAGTGTATGTGTATCAAAGAATGTCTCCAAGGTGTCATTAAACGGAACACCAGGAAAAGATGATAAGGTATTAATCGTACTACTCATTATTATGTTATAACGATCTCTACGGGTATTTATTGGCCACGAAAAAAATTTTGAATGAAGATGAGCTTTCGAACGCTTTTTGGGTTCGTTGTAGGTTAGGGAACCTGAGCGTTTTTATATACGGGGCCACCGCGCCCCGCGCTATAACAAACGGGCACACAATAAACTGCTCAAACTGCCCATGAGTTTGCTACCCAAATACTGTTCGTTTAGGTTGTCGTGTATATTTAAGCTAGCCCTCCTTGAGTATTATAAACTCTCGGAGGGTTTCTGTCAACTTAAGACCTCAGCCACTGGTCTTGAAGTAAGCACCTGCATTGCCCTCAGTGACAGCGTTCTGTGCATTTACTGCGTGACCGCTGTAAGCTTGACCACGACGGTTAGTGTTAGTCCGAACCCCATTTGTGCGGCTCATGATCAACTCAGACTTACGAGCTTTCCGAGTGGGTAGCACAGTGTACTTAATCTGTCCTTGAGTGTCAGCAATCAGGAGATCCAGTTTGCTTGCTTTGGAGATGTCGATGTTGGTCATGATGTAGTAGCGAATGAACGAATGAAAAGTGTTAACGAAAGACTCAGAGCTCTTG